ACCAGTTAGACGCTTTAATGGCAGAATTTGAATCTGTTATGGGCGGAGACGAAGGTGAAGAAGGCGCTGAAGATTTTGGCGACGAAGAAATTGGTGGCGAAGATGAATTCGGTGCTGAAGAAGAAATGGAAGGTCGTTTTAACGAAGCAGTTTCTTTAACCAAAGTAACAAAAGGTATTTCTAATTCATCTGAATCAGAAGGCACTAACAAACGTTCTGTAAACGCTGACAACAGCGGCAAACGCGGTGCAGTTGCTAAACCAATTACACCAACTGGTACTGAAGCGAAAGGCCAGGCTAACCCATCAGTTAAGCCAGGTGATTCAACAACAGAACCACGCCAGAGCAAAGTATCCGAGCCTAAGAAAAAGGGTGAAGATGGTGCAGTTAACAAGAAAAGTTTAAGCGGTTCATAAGGCGAAACCAATGGGTATCTTACAAGAACATTTATCGTTTGACGCAGCGCACGTACAGCTTCTTAATGAAGACAACGGCAAAGGCGGAAAAGATTTATACATGAAAGGCATCTGCATCCAAGGTGATCAGAGAAATGCCAATCAGCGTATCTATCCAGTAAGAGAAATCAGTAACGCCGTTAGAACACTTAACGAACAAATCAAGGGTGGCTATTCCGTTTTAGGCGAAATAGATCATCCTGATGATTTGAAAATTAATTTAGACCGCGTGTCACACATGATTACAGAAATGTGGATGGATGGCGCTAACGGTTTTGGCAAGTTAAAGATCCTTCCAACTCCAATGGGCAAAGTTATCGAAACAATGCTTAGTTCGGGTGTTAAATTAGGCGTTTCGTCTAGGGGAAGTGGTAACGTTAACGAAGCTACAGGACACGTATCCGACTTTGAAATTATCACTGTCGACATCGTTGCTCAACCAAGTGCGCCAGAAGCGTACCCTACAGCTATTTACGAAGGCATCATGAATATGAAAGGTGGCTTAAAAATGTTAGGTATTGCAGAAGACGCTTGCGAGAACAAACGTGTACAAAGATATTTGAAAGAAAGCGTCATTGCTCTAATCAAAGATCTTAAAATTTAGGAGACACAACATGCTAGATGCAATAAAACAATTGCTTGATAGTAACGTGATTAACGAAGATACCAGCTCTGAGATTATGGAAGCCTGGGATTCAAAGTTAAATGAAGCTCGCGAACAATTGCGCACTGAGTTGCGTGAAGAATTTGCACAGCGTCACGCTCATGACAAAAAAGTTATGGTCGAAGCTCTTGATAAAATGATTACAGAAGGTTTGTCAGCTGAGATTGCTGAATTTAACGAAGAGAAGAAAGCATTAGCTGAAGACCGCGTTAAGTTTAACAAAAAGATGAACGAGCATAGCGTTAAGTTTAATAATTTCATGACAGCTAAATTAGCTGAAGAGATTAAAGAACTACGTAAAGATCGTAAAATTCAAACCGAAGGTTTAAATGCTGTTGAAGCTTTTGTTGCTAAACAATTAGCAAAAGAAGTTCGTGAATTTGCACAAGATAAGAAAGATGTTCTTGAAACAAAAGTCAAACTTGTTGCTGAAGCACGTACACAGTTGAAAGATCTTAAAGCACGATTTGTTAAAGAAAGTGCTGCTAAAGTTCAGAACCATGTTAAAACCAAGTTATCAAGTGAGTTAACAGCGTTACAAGAAGATATCAAATCTGCTCGTGAGAACAGCTTTGGTCGTCGTATTTTCGAAGCTTTTTCAAGTGAATTTACATCAACACACTTGAACGAAAATGCAGAAATACGTAAGTTGAAAGAAGCCGTAGCCGCTAAAGATGCAGCATTAAAAGAATCTGCAAAAGTAGCAACTAAGTTGAAAGCACTTACAGAAAGTAAAAACAGAGAAATTCGCATGATTACCGAGTCTAATCAACGTACAGAAATTTTAACAGATTTGTTAGGACCATTGAACGCTGAGAAGAGAGAAATTATGTCAAACTTATTAGAGAGCGTTCAAACAAGTCGTTTAACGAATGCCTTTGAAAAATATCTACCAGCGGTACTTGCTAATAAAGCCAAAGACGCTACACCTTCTCGTAAGACTGTAGTTACTGAAAGCCGTAAAGCTGTAACTGGTGATAAAGTCGCTAGAGTAAATAAAGATGATACTAACATCATTGATATTAAAACTTTAGCTGGCTTAAAATAAAGTGTAAAACAGGAGATTATAATGTCACAAGCACTATTAGAAAACCGTTGGGGTGAGACCAAAGAAGCATTGCTTGAAGGTCTTGACGGTACCAAACGTTCTACAATGAGCGTAATTTTGGAAAACACTCGCAACCACTTAGCAGAATCTGCTTCAAGTGGCGCTACTGCCGCTGGTAACGTTGCAACATTAAACCGTGTTATATTACCAGTTATTCGACGTGTAATGCCAACCGTTATTGCTAACGAATTGGTAGGCGTACAGCCAATGGCTGGCCCAGTTAGCCAGATCCATACACTTCGTGTTCGTTACGGAACAACAATGACTGACTCTTCAACTGCAACTACATCAACAACAGCTGGCGAAGAAGCATTATCACCATTCAAGATTGCACAGGCTTACTCTGCAGGCAACGGCGCTACACAGGCTGATTACCGCGCAGCAGCTACAGCTGGCATGGAAGGTACTGGTGGTCGTAACATTAGCGTACAGATCTTGAAACAGGCTGTTGAAGCTAAGACACGTAAGTTACAAGCACGTTGGACTTTTGAAGCCGCTCAGGACGCACAGTCTATGCACGGTATCGACGTAGAAGCTGAAATCATGGCAGCATTGGCGCAAGAAATTACCGCTGAAATTGACCAAGAAATTCTTCTTTCTCTTCGCTCATTAGCAAGCACAGAATACACTTACGACCAGTCACTTGTTTCAGGTACTGCTACATTCGTAGGTGACGAACACGCTGCATTAGCAGTGTTAATCAACCGTACAGCTAACCTTATCGCTACACGTACACGTCGTGGTGCTGGTAACTATGCAGTTGTATCACCAGCTTCATTAACAGTACTTCAGTCTGCTACTACCTCTGCATTTGCACGTACAACTGAAGGTACATTTGAAGCACCTACAAACACTAAGTTTGTTGGTACTCTTAACTCAGCAATGAAAGTTTACGTTGATAGCTATGCTAATGACAGTACTCCAGTACTTGTTGGTTATAAAGGATCAAGTGAAGCAGACGCACCAGCGTTCTACTGCCCTTACATTCCTTTAATGAGTTCAGGTGTTGTACTTGATCCAAGTACGTTCGAACCAGTAGTAAGCTTCATGACACGTTATGGTTATGTTGAATTAACTAATACGGCCTCGAGTTTCGGGAATGCCGGAGATTATTTGGGCGAAGTTGCT